TCTGAGGAAGTAGCAGAGGAACCTGTAGTAGAAGAAACACAGGACTACGTAGAAGAGGGCGGTGCTTGCTACTACGATCCTGCTACTGGTCTACGTCAGTGTGAGTAGACAACGTAGAAAGAAACTGGGTACTATCCCATCACCCTGCATAAAGGTCTGTCGTATTGATGACGATGGCTTTTGTGTGGGGTGTAAAAGAACACTTGACGAAATAAGGGACTGGATGATATTGTCAGATTACGAGCAGAAAATGCTTGTTCATGAATTAAAGTGGAGAAAACTTAATGGCTAAAGTGCAGATTGTAGGATCTTCTGTTGGTACAATCCAATCATTAAAGAAGAAAACATCTCAATCAAAACGAGTAGGCTCTATGAAACTAGGTTCAATGAACAAACATAAACGTAGGTCAACAAAACCATATAGGGGTCAAGGCAAATGAAAGTCCATGTACGTAAGTTTAGAAAAGATGTTTATGATAAAGTTAATGAACCATCTAAACAAGCACTGATCAAACTCCTTGAGGGAGAGGGTCATGTTGTTGTCTCTGATAAAGAAGATTACTATGCTGACTTAGTGACAACCAAAGATGGTGAAACATTCTACCATGAGGTTGAGCGTAAGGCTCAGTGGTCAGGTGACTGGCCTACCTGGTGGAAAGAAGTCAGGATACCTGGACGTAAGCGTAGACTGGTACAGAAGTACAGTGACAACTTAGACAACCTATACTTTTTTGTATTTAATAAAACGTATGATAAGGCATGGAGGATTAAAGGTACTCAGATGACTGATGACTGTATCCAGAAACCTACTGGACCAACTCACAGAATCCCAGAGAATGAAACCTTTTACCACATTCCTTATACTGAAGCGGAGTTAGTTACCCTATGAGTTACTGCGGCAAGTGTGATAACCTACTGGATGACAATGGTGTATGCGCTGAGTGTGAAGACTTCTTCGATGCTGTGCAAAAGCCTAAGCACTATGGTCAAGGTGAGATTGAATGTATTGATTACATCAAAGACTTCCTTACCAGAGAAGAGTTCATTGGTTATCTTCGAGGCAATATAGCAAAGTACATGCACAGATGGCGGTATAAGAATGGTGTGCAGGACTTGGAGAAAGCAGAATGGTATCTCAAAAAACTAATAGAAGTGGCGTAAAGAAGCCAACAACAAAAAAGAAAACCCTTGAGCAGGAAGCCCAAGACTAGGGATTACTTTGCAGGTGCGGCATTATCTGGTCTCCTCGCATCTGGAAAGTATTTACGATCAGGCGAGATCGTTGACCAAGCATACAGCTACTCCCAACTTATGCTTGACTACAAAAAGACTAGAGATAAATCGTCTTAAACTAAACCCCCAGTTTATCCCTGGGGGTTTTCTTTTATTGATATGTTTCTGCAGCACCTAAGAATTGAGTAGGGAATATATCCTTTTCAAAGTCATAGTTGTCATCAGCAAACTGCATTATCTTTTGTCTTCTTGCTAGTTCTTCTTCAATACTAGAAGAGTCTTCAAGGTATTCTCTTGCAGTTTTATACTTCACTGGTTCGCTGCGTGTCATAATAGAAACCAAATCATCAAAGGTTCTACCAGTGCTAGACTCGAGTTGTGCCTGTTTAATTACGTAGTTATTTCTAACAAAACCTGCAGCCCTCTTCCTACCAGAATCACTCTCAAGCATTCTCTCAAAAGCACCAGTCATTAGATCCTGAGCATTAGCAATCCTGTGATTTACAAAGTCCTGTAGTGCTAACTTCTTAAGTTCGTAGTCGTCCCCTAGTTCATCATAGGTTCTACCAGCAAACTCAGTTCTATTTGTGAGTTTCCAATTACCTTTCCATTCCTTAAACTCTTCAGCCATAGTAGGTACACCAGACATACCAACTGCCAACAGTTTTCTTACTGCGTAATCAACATTAGCATTTCTAGTCTTTGTATTTCCATACAACTTGTACTCTTCTAGTCCAAGTACATTTAATTCTTTTTGCAGTTCAGTACTAGGTGGTTCCTGTGTGTAACCAAACTGTCTAGAGATAGGGTTGTATCCACCAATAGGAGTAGGATTAAATGGAGAATACAATTTAAGATCTTGATTGGTTCCTCTCTTTGTCTGTGTAAGACCTACACTCTGAGAGTCCATTATAAATCTTAGGGCTTGATTTCTAAATACACCTTCCCCAACAATTTCTTCAAGGAAGTTTCTTTCTCCAGTAACCTCTTCTCCCCTTACATCTCTGACGTATGGGTTGCCTCTAGCGAAGTCAGATAGCTGACCCGCTACATCTCTTGCCATAGTCCCAGGGTAGGTAAAGGTAGAAACAATATTACCTAATCTTTTATATGCAGCCTCAGAGAACTCACCAGTTTCTACTGCAGCACTTAAGTCTGCCACAAGACCAAGATCAAAACCTAGATCACCCATCCCCGCTAGAACTTCACCAGCATTCTTTTTAAATGACTCAGAACTAATAGGTAAAGATTCATTACCTAGTATTCCTGATCTCCAGATAAGGTCACCAATTAAAAGGTTAGCTGCCCAAGGACCAGCAGTACGTCCTGCATCTGTCTCAGCCCCAGTAGAAGATACGATCTTATCATAGTCTATCTCACCGTTCTTCTCTGCAGCCAACCAAACACCACCCATAGTCAGCATGGCACCAGTCATTTGTCTAGCTACACGATCTCTACCAGTCTTGAACTGATCACCTACTAGTGTAATAGCTTTATCGTCTTGTCTATACAAAGCTTTCTCTAACCGATCTACACCACCAGTTACAATACCTATAGGCGTGTAGTCATTGACGTATTCTAGGTGGTTAGCTACGTAGCGAGGGAACGGAATACCCATCCCTTCAGAGATGAGGAAAGGAAATCTTTTATGTAAGGACTGAACACCTTGTGCTGTCTGACCAAACAAAGACTTATCACCTTCGTACCCACGTTGAAACGTAAAGCGTTTGGCGTAGTCTGTTGCATAGTCTACAACACCAGCAGCCCTTGCAGCCTCTAGGTCTGTGTGCCTCTTTAAATACTCAGCAAAGCTTGTACCTAACTCAGGATCATTAATCTCTTTTAGTCTTCTGTCAAAGGCACCGTAGAAAGAGGCTTGTTTAAACACAGAGTCAGTAGCCATGTTAAGGGTATTAACAAATCTAGCTGTTCTATTTAGAAAGTTATTTGATTGTGTTAGGTCACCAACACGTTGGCTTTCGTAGAACAACTCAGTGAACTTCATGGGGGCATCTTCGATGAGCATTGACCCAAGTATCTCAGCTTCTTTTCTGTTGAGGGTAAAGCCTTTTAGTGTAGACAAAGTCCTGTTGGTCCACTGTCTTTTGACAGAACCATCTGGCATCTTATTACCTACAGTTGCATCCAACACATCCTTCCAGAAAGAATCAGACATATCAACAATAACGTTATAACCACCAGTGGCAACGTTAGCTGCTGTAGTACCTAGCTGAGAAGTCATGAAAGCAATACGTGTTTGGTCAAGGTCTTGAAGGAAACTGTAGGCTCCACCTCTTTCTAGATTACCTAGAACCTCTGATGCTTCATTACCTGTAAACACAGAGGCACCTTGACTAGCAAGTATATCTATCTCTTGTGTCATTGCTTTCTTAATCTTTGAACCTTCAGCTAGAACACTACCAGCTTTAGATAGTTCAGCTAACCACAGGTAAGACATCTCTTCAGCAGACAAGTTAAACTGTCTTCTTATATCTGTTAGTTCATCTGTTTGAATGGAACCATCAGCAATAGCTCTAGCTACCCCAGAACTTACACGCTCACCTGGTCTAAGCTTCAGTCTTTCCTTCAGCTTAATACTTGCTGCAGCAATACCTCTAACAGTATTCATGTCTAATCCAGGTGCAATAAGTTCGTTAGCTCTTTCGTCAAGCATACGACTAAAGATCATCTGACCTTCTTTTACTGACGTTTCATCTAGTGGATCTAATGCTTTACCAGCTTCCCTTGCTCTAAAGATCTGAGCTAAGTCTGCTATGTCAGACATGGTGTCGTTTATCTGATCTTCAGGGAGATTACTCTTACTAATAAAATCTACAGCAGCTTTAGCGTTAGCTTTAGCAATATCACTTGCTTTCTTAGCCTGATCTACAAGAGCATCAGCAGCTTTGTTCTTTGTGGATTGTGTCCACATACCACCAAATCCACCTACTGCAGCACCAAGAGTTCCATCAATGGTAGCATCAATAGCTAAGTCACTTGCTGTGTACTCGTATCCTGGGATAACTTCTTCTCTTGTTTCCCCTTGTGCATAAGAAGACACACCACCTATTGCAGCCTCTGCACCAAAGGAAATAGCTGCAGCCTTGGCCCCCTCTTTTGTTACACTCTTCTTGACAGCTTCTTTAACAGCCTGTTTAGACATACCTTCAGCTAGTAGCTTATTAGCGTAAGCTCTTATTGCTATTTGAGAAGTTTTAGATGCTGCCTTAGCTGCTATCTTAGAGCCTACACCAAAACCAAATGTTGCAGCAGTACCAATAGTAGAAGGGGATGCCGCAAAAGCTGACAAATAATCCCAGGCACCTTCAAGTTTACCAGTGCCACCACCTTCAGAAACATCGTAGGCTTGCATCAGTTTACCAAATGAAACCTTACCATCCCTTGAGACTTCTTTATCTGACTTTTGAACATACAACAAATCATAGACAGCAGTAGCCTCATTAGTGGACTGCCATCTCATATGTTGTGCGAAGTCATCAGCTAACTGATCAACGTCATCTAACTGTTCCTTAGAGTAGTTATAACGACCACCAGAAAAGAAGTTCTTAAGGTCTTGCTGGAACTCTTCATTATCTAGAAGGTCAGTAAAGTACTTACCCTCTGCTTCTTGTACGTAGCTCATACATCACCTTAATCGTTTGCTGGATTGTCGTTGTTAGGACCAGGAGTAGATGGAGGGGGTGTTACTTTAAAGGGTTCCCAGCTAAAGTCAGGGGTCTCTAGTGCTTCATCTAATTTTTCTACAACAACATTAGGAGGAACAAACTGACTTGTTTGAATTGTACTGATAACTGTATTCAATGCAGATGTAGGACTATAAGAATTTGTAGGATCTTCTGCAAGTTCTATAGTCTTGTTTGCTAAATCATTAAATAACCTTTGAACTTCTGGTTTAGCATTCTGAGTAAATGTAACATCACCCATTGCGTTAACTTGGAAGCTGTCTGCATACATTGTATTAAGAGTACTAGCTAATTGAGCACGAATACTCTTACTGTCAGACAACTCAATACGAGCACCTTTAGTTGGTGTATATTGGAATGCAGGTAGACCTGCGGCACCACCCTCTGTTGTTTTCATAAACTGTTCTTGTAGTTCATTCAAGTCTCCAAGAGAATTAATAAGACCAAGAGACATTTCCTCTTCACTTACTAAACTTTCTGGTTCAAGACCCTTAGCTATAGCTGCAGATAGTTGCTCATCGTTTTCTACTTTATCCTCTAGATATGCTACAAGAGTGGGGATATACCTCTCTGATAATTTATTATTACCAATAAGCTTCTGAACCTTTTCTATTTCAAACTCTAACTGACCAGACATTTCAAGTGCCATAGCAGACTTACGAGAGAAACCAAACCTTTGAGCCTGTGATACTCTAGCACTTGCAGCCTTACGTCTTTCACGTCTGTTCTTTATATTCTCCATACCAGTAGTAAATAACCACTGACGTTTAGCTGTTTGAATTTCTGCTACCTGTGCTTCCTTAGCAGCCTTATCTTCGTTGTAGGCTTGTGCCATTGCACCTACTGCTATTGTACCTAGAAAGCTCATTCTCTTATCCTCTCGCCATTAGACCACGAGGTTTCTCTTGTGGCTCTTCTTCTATTGCAGCAGCTACTTCTTGTAGTTCTTCAGCAACTTCACCTTGTGTCTCTTGCTCTATGTCCATAGATTCTACAGCCTCAGACATTTCAGATAGCATCTCGTAACCTTCGTCACGTTCTTCAACAGGTGTCTCTTGAACAGACTTCCTTAGAAGTGCTTGAACTTTAGCTCTTTCATCTTGTTCTTTTTGTTCTCTACCTTCAAAGTCATCGAGGTATTTAATACCAGCCTCTTCTGCAGTAGAAGAAATAAATTTATGGACAACAGGAGCAATGATTAAACTCACGTCAATGCTATGGATACCTCTAGCAACAGCAGCAGTCAGTGCTGCCTGTGTAGCATGTTTAACTGGAACACCATACTCTAAAGTAAACAAAAGATTATCCAACCTCTTAGGGTCAGATAGTCTTCTCATGTGCCAGATTACAGCTTCGTTAGGATCAGCAATCTCTGGAGGTCTCTCATACAGAGCATTACGTGGTGTCCTTGTTAGGGATTGTCCTGGGATAGGTCCGTCCATTATTCTTCACCTCTGTATTTTTTAATTAGTTCTAAATATTTTGGAACAAATGGCATAACGTTTTGTTTAGATAAACCAAGACCACCACGGTCTAGTGAAGGACCATCATGGTGTAATGCGTACACATACTCATTACTGTAGCCTTTCTTCCTAGCCATTTCAAAGTTGTCTCTTGTATGTTCTAGGAGTGCTTGGATTTGAACGTCTACATCCCACTGGTTTTCAGCAGTAATACCGTAGGATTCTCCTGTCTTATTTATGAATTGACCAACACCCCTTGCACTAGTAGACTTAGCTGCAGCGTCTGGGTTAAATCCTGATTCAAACCTTGCTGTGGCTAAAGCATAAGCAATTTCGTAGTCAGTCATATCCAAAGAACTACCAGTCTCAACAATCTTATTTACAATTTGTTGTTGTACTTCTGGGGATACGTCACCAGCTTTACGAGAATTACCTCTTAAACTACCTTCAATAATAGGTGTGTTAAAGTAAGAGTTTGCTGCAGGTTCACCAGCTTGAACACCTTTCTTACCATACAGATCTTTACTCAATTTTAAAGCATCATAGGTTTCTTGTTCTACCTCTGGTGCGTTCTCTTGTCTTTCAGATTCAATACTGTCAATCCAAGCAGCCATCTCTAGCTCAGTGTCTTGGGAGTCAGCTCTAGCCTGTTGAATATCAGACTGTTTAAACATACGTCTTACACCTTGGGCTGCAGACTGCATTCCGTATTTAGTGTCTTGTGCAGAGGCTTGCCCTAAACCAATGTACTGTTTAGTTCTTTGTCTGGAGTAAGAACCCACTCCCTTCTTAGAGGAGTCTACACCAGACTTATTTTTAGTAAACCTGTTATAGTCTTCCAACTTATCTAAATAATTAAAACGCATATGGGTTATTCCTTACTCAAACATCCAGTCATAAACAGCCTTGGAGATCTCTTTTGTAGCTCCTATTTCGGCCTGTAATTTAGCAGCGTCTAATTCAGCATCAGCAGCTAGTTTCTGAAGGATGATAGCGTTAGCTCTGTCTTGATCATTTTGAAAAGCGTTATAAACGTAATCTATTTCGTCACGTTCTTTCTGCCATATTTCATCTAGTGCTGCCTGACTAAGGGCATTCATTTCTTTTGCTGCATAGAAAGCAGCCTCGTTCTGAGCAGCCTGATTAGTTGTAGCAATCTGCTGTCTCCACTGAGCATTGGCTTGGGCAACAGCTAAATTCTGATTAATCATAAACTGTCTGAATGCGTTATCCTGTGCTACATTAAATTGGTAAGTTGCGTTTACCGCATTAGCATCAAACTGTGCTATACTATTTGCTTGGTCAGCATTAAACTTAGCTACGTTAGCTTGAAGGTCAGCAAAGAACTGATTGGTTTGGTTCTCAGATGCAGCATTAAATTGTAATGCAGCATTCTCTGCAGCCTGATCAGTAAACAAAGCCTGAACATTTTGTTGTGCTCTGAACAAGGAAGTCTGCTGCTGATTAGACAGGTTCTGCATATCCATCTGAAGGAAGTTCTGAGCATTCTGTACAGCAGCCTGTTGTCTGTTGTTCAGGTTAGCCATGTCTAGCTGTGACAACGCAGCGGCCTCTGCCATAACCATAGCCTGTTGGTTATTTAAGTTAGCCATGTTCATAGTGTTAGCAGCACGAGAATCTTCAAGAGCAATCTGTTGCTCTGCAGTGAAGTTCATGTTTGCTACATCAGCAATTCTAGTTGCGTTCTGAACACGAGCCTGGAATGCTTGATCAAACTCTTGACCTAAGAATGTAGCACGTTGCTGTGCTGCAAGCATTGCACGTTGCTGACGGTTAGACAGGTTCTGTGCTTCAAACTGTGCAATAACACTTGCGTCAGCCTTAGCAATAGGAATAGCAGATTCCATAGCAGCCTGAATAACAGCTTGTCCTGCAAGAGATGAAGCACCTAAGCCTCTAGCAGCTAGTGTCTGCATGGCTGTACGCATAGAGCCAGCAGCCCAAGCAGGTGTGTTACCACCTTCAAACTGAGCCATAAGACTTTCTAGTTGTCCTGCTACCGTAGCCTGTTTACTTGGAGTGGCTGTCGCTGCATCAATCTGTTCAGTAAATAGAGCAGCTTTCTCTGCGTCTGCTACACCATCAATAAGTTCACCCTGTTGGATCTCTCTGGCAGGAGGAGCATTCACCATAGTGGCTGTACCTTGAGCAGCTTCCATACCAGACACAGACGTAGTCAACTGCTGTTGTGCAGTAATCTGAGCCTCAGGAGATACTGTTCCTTGTGCTGCCTGTGTTGCCGCAGTCTCAGCCTTTACTTGTCCTGTAACTGTTTCAGGTGTCATAGTTGCAACAGTAGGAGTAATAGGTGCACCAGCCTGTTGTGCTTGACCTACAGTATAGGCAGTAGCAACCTTAGATGCATCCTGCTCTGGTACTTTTGCAATGTCTTGATCTGCTAGAGGAGTAAGATAAGCTAAGTTAGGAGTAGCTACAGTACCAGAGTATACTGCTGTTGGGTCTGACGCAGGTACTGTAGTAGCAGTTTGGTCTTCTTCTTGATTTGTAGTTGTAGTCTCATAGGCAGGAATACCACCAGGGCCAGGCATACCAGATCCACCCTGAGCTTTAAGCATCATCTCTTCTTCAGGGTTAATGTAAGCAAGTCTGTGGGGTTGGTTAGCAATATTAGTTTCCCTAGGAACTATACCACCTTGGTTCATCTTCTTAATATTTTTAGCTGCTTTAGCTAATTTAAGTATAACAGACTCAGCCTCAGGTTTGGATTGCATAAAGGCTTCCATCTCGTCTGTTTGAGTCGAGCCTGTATAGCCAAACTTTCTATTCAGAATAGTCTGTGTTTGCTTAGGGTTTAGACCCATAGATGTTAAAGCCATAGTTAATATACCTTATTTTAGTACTACCTAAATGATTTAATTAGGTACAAAAGTCTTTTTCTCTTAGGTATTTTACTTTCCCAAGGACTAAGTTTACGGATAAAGAGGTGATATGAGGTTATACCTAAGAGGTATATCAGTATAATAATATGTGACATACTAATTGTAATAACATATATTTGGTACTAGTTAAACCTAAAAACGGCAAAAAGTCAAGATTATACTACACGTATCTTCAAGTTCTGTGCTGCATTAGAAGTGATACGAACCGTTGTGCTATCAGGGAAGTCATAGTCGTAGTCTGTCCCTA